ACTTCAGATGAAATTGATGATCGGTTGCCTTGAGTTGCGGTCCAACCAACTATGTTCATCTCGTGACACATCGCTTCAAAAGCTCTCATCACAGACCCTTCACTTTTCCATTCGTCACCAAGATTTTTGTCAGGAACTATACAATCAATATAATCTAAAACTACCATATCAATCTTAATTCCGTCAGAAACAATTTTTCTAATTTGATTTTTTATTTGTAACATAGTCATTGTATCAGACGGAAGTTTTTTCAAAATCAACTTATTTGACATCGACACTTCAATCTGTTTAACTTTACTCATAACCTCATCTTTTTTACCTGATAAATCGTCAGGATGAATTTTAGTCCATAGGGTAAAGTGTTTTCTTTGAATCACCTTTGGGTTGTCCTCAAAAAATATCTGAATAACATTAAAACCGAGATTAAATGCGTGGTTTGATATTTTTGTTAGTATGGTTGATTTACCAACACCCGTAGGAGCTAAGATAACTCCAATTTCTCCTTTTGCCAAACCACCTTTTAACAATCTGTCGATTCCTGAAATACCCATCGGAATTGGGTGTCTGTAGTCCTCTTCAAGTACTTGGTGAAGGTTTGAAAATACATCCAACATTGATGTATCTTTTGATCCGACCTGAAGGGCCGTCTTTACCATTTCTTCAAGGGTGTCATAGTTTTCAAATTCACCCCCGTCAATGATTTTTTGCGCTTTTCCCATAACCTTTTGAAGTTCTTGTTGTTTACAGAATTTTAAGGCCTTTTCTTGAACGAAACTAACTCCATCAATAGGCGCGTCTTTAATTTTTTTAATCATATCCAAAACAATCTTTGACGCGGTGCCTTGTTGTAATTCAGATTTAGTGATTTGTTCAAGTGTTTCAAACGATGGTATATGATCGTATTTTTGATAATACTCTCTTATCATTTGAATAATGATTTTAAAGTATTTGTTTTCAAAATAATCATTTTCAATAACGTCGATTATAGAGTGTGAAAAGTCTTTATCTACTACAATTCGATTTAAAAGTTGTAACTGAAATGTGTTCCCTAAATACTCGAAATTTTTACTAGTCGCCATATTTTTTTTACTTTTTGTAAAGATAAATAGTATTATTTTTTGATAAAGTTGGGATAAAAATAATTAAAATTTTTAGCTGAAAAAATGTCAGTTAACTCAGTCATGATTGATTTTAACTTTGGTCGTAGGTCTACGGTATATCTGACCTTCGGAGGGTATACTTTCGCGTCGAACTGTCTATGACAAATTGTCAGGTCTCCAACCTTAATTATTATGTTAAAATTTTCTGGACCTTCTGTAATCGAGGTGTTTAGAACTTCAGGTTTCTCAGAAATTTCATATTGGTTGTCTAACATATAAACAACTGATCTTATCTTCAAATCGTACTTTAAATCGCGACATAAACTTTTAATGTGGTTGTAAAACTCCTCCGATTTATGTGCGTTTTTGTTAAATCCTCTTACGTTGAAGAATCTTTGAACCACGATGTTTTCGTTACACATTAACAAAAATTCAACTTTTGTTATATCCTGCTCTTTCATTTGTTTTTTACTTTTTTTTGTTTCTAAATTTTTGTTTTTCTTTTCTTGTCAATTTTAGAAATGGTTTTAAAAAACTCACCCAAGCGTCGTCACCCTTAGGTAAGTACTTAAAAAATCCATCCTCCATCATCAGTCGAATTAGATTTCTATGTCCTCGTCCGTCGGGATCCATCGACTCTGAATAATATATTCCAACTAATTCTTTTTCCTTGTCATTCAAAAGGGGGTTATCTAAGTTTACAAGTTTTTCATTTATCACAAAAAACTCATCACCAAAAATACCCTCTTTTGTTTTCCCACTAAGTATGTTTTGAAGAGCTACGTTTTTTTTTTCTTCTTTTAAAAGTTTTTCACTTTTTTGTAAAATATAGTTTAATTCAACTTTTTGTTCAAGTAACTCAGGAAACAATTTAATTAAAGTTTTCTCACCAAGATAAAATATTCCATCGATATTATCAGAACTATCACCAGTGAGGATTTTAATTGTTCTAACATTATAGTGGGGAACTTCAATATCATGAAGTTTTATTTTGTCTCCCAACTTATAATATTGTTTTGTGGATGGTGAATAAATGGAAACTTTTTCTCCAATTAATTGAGTTAAATCTCGGTCACTCGAGAATATCGTTTTTTCTTCGTCTAAAGACACTTTACAGTAGTGAGCAATTAAGTCATCAGCTTCTGCGTGTTCTGTCTCTAGTTGTCTTACAAACATCTCCTCGAGATATTGTTTAATCCTTTGTTTTTGTTCTAAAAAAGATTCTTCTTTTGATTCGGTCTCAGATGATTTACGATTTAACTTATACTTGGGATAAAGTAATCTTCTTTGAGCCGATGAAGTTTTAAAGTACCACAACTTTATTATAGTTGTGTTCCTCCAAGAATTTACGAAGAGTGTTTAGAAAGTGCCAAACTCCACCAACATGTTTTCCATTATGATAGAAATCTCTAACACCATAAAAACCAATTTTTAATAAATTATTTCCGTCTACTAATAATGTTTTATTCATTTATCATACCATTCGATGATTCAACAATTTTGTTTCCTTTTTTCATATTTTCAACAGCCCACAGAGGTTGTAAGTTAGTATAATGGCATAACTTGTAAAGTTCTTCTTCAGTTTTTGCAGAAGATAATGGAATTATATGATCTATATGCCACTCTACTCTATTTTCCCAAGTCATACCGTTACTAAATTGTTTTTCTAAGTTTTCTTTTAGTTCTTGAGGTGTGCATCCAACAATATCGAAAGTTTTGTTTGTTTTTGTAATGTTGAGTTTTTTTAAATATCCTGATAATCTTGACCTCATACCGGTTAATAATTTAAATTCAGGTTCTTGTTTTTTTCGATTCTTCCAATAATCGTTATATTTTTTTCGATTATTGTTGATCCATATTTTCTTTTTTTCAATTTGAACATCTTTAACTTTATCCCAATAGTCTTTAACTTGTTTTTTATACTTTTCAGGATTACTTTTTCTCCAAATCTGTTTTTTATATAAAAGATATTGCTTGTTTTTTTGAAAGTAATTCTTACGCATCTGTCTAATCTTTTCCTGATTGTTTTTTTTATATTCCGAAGATCTTTCATTAAAACAACATTTACAATCAGATCGATGTCCATCTTTAGTTTCTTTTCTTTTGTAGAATTCGCAAATATTTTTTTCTTGACTACACTTACTACAAATTTTTGTTTCCATTTTTTACATAGTCTTTTAATAATTTATTAACAAGGGAAGAAATATTTATTGATCTGTCTTTAAAGTATTTTGGTAAATCAGGATCAACAGATACACCAATTTTTACTTTTTTTTCATGATCTTCAATTTTTTTCCTTCCCATATATTAATAAATATCTATAAAAGTAGAATTATTATAATTTATAATCAAATTTCTTCTTTTTCTTCCTTTAAATCAAAATCACCATCAATTCCAATAATATTTTTCCAATAATCAGCATATTCTTTTTTATATTTTTCAATATTAGTTTTTTCTTCAGCAGAATCTTTTCCTGCTAAAAACCCATGTGGTGTTACAATTATTTTTCCATCATCATAACCTAAACCGGATATATGATTTTTTAATACCGATACCTTACTTCTTATTGCAAATTTGATAGTTCTCTTATCTTTTGTTGCCGTAATTTTTGTTGTTACAGCACTTTTTTGATTACCAAATAAGAACACTAAAGAGGAATTCAGCCAAATAGCCTCTCCGCCTTTCGCCTTAATTTTCGGTTGACCAAAAGGATTATCTGGGAGCTCCACCCATGGTTGTGCGATTATAATTAAACTATTCTCATATTTAGAATCATACTTTCTAGATCCTGAAATCCTTTGGTTAATTCCCATACCAATTTTGTCTGCCAGTGTAGCTGCATTATGTTGTTTTCCACCTCGACCTTCATAAGTCATTTTACATGGAACGGATCCAACCGAATCCCACATTATACAAAGTGAATAATCTAATTCACCTTTTTCTTGTGCGTCTAATAGTTCATTTATGTAATCTGTAATTTGT